CGACTGCCCACTAGGCAATCCCGGCCAACCCCAAGGACCATAAATGGCTGACAACAACCTCTCGGCTCCGGCCGAGCCTGTCGTCACGACTCCGCCGACCGAAGACCAGTTGGTGGATGACCTCGCAGACCTCCTCGAGCCCCCGGCAACGGACCAGCCAACGGAGTCCAATGAGGACAAGGCCGCAGAGCCGGAGGATGATCCTCTCGACCTCGACGCGGAAGACGTAGCAGAGGAAGAAGCCGACGACCCGGATGGACCGGACGGCGCCGAAATCAAGGGCGGACGCTTTGCGCCAGACAGCGCGAAGGTCAAGCTCGAGGACGGCACGACGATCACCATTGCGGAGCTGAAGCGCAACAACCTCTACCACGCCGGTTTCACCCAGAAGACGCAGGCCCTCGCCAAGGACAAGGAAGTCTTTGACCAGGAACGGCGTCAGGTGACCGAGTACGCTCAATCACTGGACCAATACGCCCAGAACCTCAAAGCGTTTGCCGAGCGGAAGTTCCCCAAAGACCCCGGGCCCTACAGCGGCCCAGCCGACGACTTCGTTGGCTACCAGGAATGGCAGAAGTCGGTCGAGGACTACCGGGAATACGCCCAACTCTGGCACGCAACTGCCGCACACCTCAAGGCCGAGGAAGACCGCAAGGCCCGCGAGAGCAACCTGCAGACCATCGAGCGCCAGGCGCGCGAAGTCGAAGCCCTGCTCAAAGCCATGCCGGTGTTCCGTGACCCCGTAAAAGGCCCGCAGGCCCGCCAGGCAATCGCCTCCGGCCTCGCCAAGCATTACGGGTTCACCGACGAAGAAATGGCCGGCATCACCGACCATCGCTTCTTCCTCGTGATCCGCGACGCCCTTGGCTATCGCCGGATCAAGGACAAGGCCCCGCAGGTACAGCAGCAGATCGCCACCAAGCCCGTCAGGGCAGGGGTGCGCAAGCCCCCGCAGGCGGCAGAGGCAAAGGGACGACAGCTCCGGTCTGAGCAGCTCCGCAAGAACCCCACGCTCGAAAACGGCGTGGCGGCTCTCATGGACCACGACCTTTAACCCTCAAGGACTCTCAACATGGCCCAGGCAGCCAATACCTACGAGACCTACGACGCTGTAGGTAATCGTGAGGAGCTGGCGGACAAAATCTGGATGATCACTCCAGAGAAGACGCCGTTCCTCGCTCTCGCCGGCCGCAAGTCGATCGCAACCGTCCATCCCGAATGGCAGACGGATACGCTTGGCTCGGTCGACACCACGAACAACCAGCCGGAAGGCAACGACTGGTCCTACGACGCGATCACTGCCACCACCCGCATCGGCAACTACGCCCAGATTTCCGAAAAGTCGTTCCTCATCTCCCGCACGCAGGAGAACACGGACAAGGCTGGCCGGAAGTCGGAACTCGCCCGCGAAACGGCGAAGAAGTCCACCGAGCTTAAGATCGACATGGAAGCCATTTGCCTGAGCAATCAGGCGGCCTCCGCCGGTACAGGCAACGGTGCGACCAACCGCAAGCTCGCCGGCCTTCGGGCATGGATCGCCACCAACGATGACCTCGGCTCGGGCGGCTCGTCCGGCTCGTTCTCGAACAGCCTCCAGGGTGCTGCCACCAATGGCACCCAGCGGGCGCTCACCAAGGCCCTCATCGACGCTGTGGTTCTCTCGACGGCCAATGCCGGCGGCGAGCCCACCGTGCTGATGATGTCCAACTACAACAAGACCGTGGCATCGCGCTTCCTCGATGACGCCGACATCGTTCCCCTCCGCAAGGATGTGGGCTCGGGCCAGGCGACCATCGTGGGTGCGGCCGACACGTATCTGACGGACTTCGGGACGATCTCGTTCGTGCCCAACGTCCAGATGACCCGTGCCGGCGCGACGATCGCCCGCAACGTGTTCCTGCTCGACCCGAGCATGGTCACGGTGGGCATCTTCGATGACATCCAGGTCAACAAGCCCGCCAAGACCGGCGACGCGGAAAAGCGTGTGCTCAACGTCGAATACACGCTCATCGTCAACAACGAAGCTGCCCACGGGTGTGTCGCTGACACCTACGGCATCTCGGCTTCGAGCTAAGGAGAGCGCAAATGGCTTACGGTATGCAGGCTATCTCGCTCACCGCCTCCACCACGCTCACCCGCAAGCAGCACGCCAACACGCGGCTGCTCATGGGTGCGTCTGGCGCGGCGCTGACGTTCACTCTTCCGGCGCCCACGGGCTCGGGGGACATCTACCGCTTCGTCGTCTCCGTGGTGAATACCTCCGGGTATCTCATCAAGGCGGCCGCCGGTACGCAGTTGTTCAAGGGCACCATCGTTTCGGCGTCCACCACGGACTCCGCGACCGATGCCGCCAATACGTGGACGAACGGCGCGACCGACGACACCATCACCTTGGACGGCACCACCACTGGCGGCGTCACCATCGGTGACTGGGTAGAACTCGAGGACTGCTCGTCAATCCTCTGGCTGGTCAAGGGCTTCGTGACCCAGAGCGGGACCGAAGCGACCCCCTTCAGCGACACTGTTACCTGACGACACCAAGCGTTCCATCGAACGCCAGAGGGCGGGGCTTCGGCTCCGCCCTATCCATTTCAACGGGCGCTCCCGGCCCCTAATCGAAGGTCTCCAAAATGGCTCTCTCCTCTGGACAGGATGGGACGACGACCAGTCGCATCCTCAATCAGCTTCAATATGCCGTCAGCAACGTCGCAGCGGCAAATGGCACGGTCGCGGGCAACGACGTGGTTGTCACCCTCGACGCCTCGAACAATTATGAGCCGCGCTATTCAACCGTCGACCAGCTCGTGCTCAGCGACGGCTCAGTCGCTCTCACTGACCTGGCGGTATCCAGTACCGCCACCGTAACATCCGCTAGTGCTACCGCTCTCGCGGTTGGCCTGGCGGGGGCAACTAACCCCGCGTTTGTCATCGACTCGTCCACCGCTTCACAGGCCGCTGGCCTGAAAGTGACGGGCGCGACGGCTGCCGGCACCGTGGCTGCGGCAGTTATCTCGTCGGGCTCGGATGCGAACCTGACGATCAATGCCAAGGGCACGGGCACCATCGGCATCGGCTCGGTGTCGACGGGCGCCGTGACCATCACGCCCGCAACCACCGTGGCCGGTGCGCTGAAACCCACCGGCGGCCTCTACAACACGTCAGGAGCTGTTGCCACCTTCGCTCAGTATGTCGTCCACACGGGCGGCGAAGCGGCAAGGGCGAGCACTGACGGCACCGACGCCACGCCCTCCACCACGGAAACCTATCTCGCCGTGATCTACGTGCCAGTGTCCATGACGGTCACGGGCGTGTCGATCTTCAACGGGTCGGCCACTGGTTCGGGCAACATCACGGTCTATATCGGTACCACTGCGGGGGCTCAGGTCACCGGCGCATTGTCGGCTTCGACGGCCATCTCTGGAACGGACGCCTACCAGCGCGTGCCCTTCTCAGCACCCATCACGCTGCCTGGCCCGGCGAGTTACTTCGTGCTGTCGCAGTACAACAACACGTCGAGCCGGTTCAACACGCACGTGTTTGGCGACTTCCCCGCCGGCAAGCTGACTTCCACGACCTACGGCACGTTCCCGGCGGCGTTCTCTGCCCCGACAACGTTCACCACAGGTCTTGGCCCAATTGCCTCGCTCTACTGAGGCGAACCGCCGCAATAACCGGCGCGGGCAGCCGTCCGCGCCGTCCTCAACCCAAGGAGTTGAAACTGTGGCTCAGGCCGCCATCAACAAACCCAATACTCCCGCCCCTGCGCCGGACCCGGCCTTCCATCTCGACACCAACGGCGAAACGGCTCCGCCGCCCCCGCCGATGGTCACCATCCGCCTCAACCGCAACTACCGCCCGCGCGGCGAGTACGAGGTGCTGGGCTACTGGCAGAAGGAGATCAAGGTCAAGAGCCCCGCCGGCCTCGAAACCATCGTCCAGAAGCGCGAGTTCGTGCAGAAGAAGGACGAGGACGAAGGCAGCAAGACCTTCGGCAAGATCAAGTCGGCTCCTGCCATTCTCGCTGGTACGGGCTTCGACTCCAAACTCTGGGCCGATACCGTCATCAAGGTGCCCAAGGACGAAGCGCGTCACATCCGCACCAACGAAATCGGCACGCTCGAAATTGACGACGATTAAGCTCACCGAAGCCGACGTGCAGAACTGCACGTGGGAAGTGGTCGAGCTGACCTCGATGTATCGCAGGTCGGTGGGACGGGGGACGCACCCAGTCACCGGCCTGCCGATCGAAGTCATGCGTACCGAGTTCCTGGCGGACGAAGCCGTTCAGGCCGTCAACGCCGAGGAACGCAACGTCCGCGACTCCCGACGCTGGACCTTCGGCATGGGCAGCGACAAGGGCGGGAATGTTCCAATGGTTCATGTCGCCCGCACGCCGCTCAACAAGTTTCTGGCGGACCTCGCGCCACGGCTGAAGGCCGGGGACAAGGACCACTTCAAGTGGTGGTGGGCACGCGACGAAAACCAGCCCTTCCGAACCAAGAGTGGGTCTCTGTAGATGGCGCTCTCGAGCTATGCCGGCATTACGGCTGCGATCAGCGACTGGGAGGAACGCGACTTCACGGCGGATGAAACCGACGAGTTCATCCTGCTCACCGAAGCGCGAGCCAATCGTCGCCTGCAAGCCGACTACCGCATTCGCGCCACCACGACTGTTACCACGGACAGTTCTGGCGTCGGCACTGTGCCAACGGGCTTCGTCGGGCTCGTCTCGATCACTCGCAACGTCCTCGGCTCGGTCCCGCTCAAGCAGGTCAGCCTCGAGGCTCTAACGCAGCGCAACCCCTATGAGATCGACGCTGACGCCGATGTCTTCACACTGCTCAGTTCGTCGCAGTTTCAGGTTTCTCCCGTGACGGAAGACGACTTCGTGCTGGCCTATTCGTCGGTTCTCTCGGGCTTGTCCGCCACCAACACGACCAACTGGCTGCTCAGCCTCGCGCCAGATTTCTACCTGCTCGGCTGCCGTGCCGCTGCCAAGGCCAAGATCGAGGACTACCAGGGGGCAGGCATTCTCGTCAGCCAGGCTGACGCGCTTCTGGCCGAAGTCATCGGGCAGGGGAACGTTGCCGAATATGCGTCGGCAGAAATGACGCTCAACGGCGGCGGCTGCGTGCCCTGATGGAGTTCGCCCCGTTCCGCCCGGATCAAGGCGAGCTCATTTCCGGCACGCCGACCAACGTGTTCATGGCGGCCAACGGCTATACGCCCCGGCCCACGCTCAGCGCAGCTCCGGGCGCGGCCGTGTTCGCATCGGCGGGGCAGGTTCGCGGCGCCGTTGGCGTGCAGGTGCCGGGCAGCAACTACAACGCCTTTCTGGCGTCCGCCACCAAAGTCTACAAGATGACGGCAACCTACGGGTACACCGATCTGGGCGTGACGTTCGCCATCCCATCGGGTGAGGACGAAAGCCTCGCCCCGTTCCAGTCTTACATGCTCATGTCCAACGAGTCCGATGGGTTCTACGCATACAATATGGTGACGCCGGCGGGGCTCAACGCTGTGTCTGGCGCTCCGGCGGCTCGCTACGTGTTCGGGACCAACAATCTCGTGGTGGCGCTCGGCAGCACGAGCAGCAACCGGGCGCGGCTCGCCAACTCGGCATTTGGCGATCATACGAACTGGACCACCAAGGGCGCATCAAAGCAGGACATGCCCGATGGCGGCGACTTCACTGGCGGCTCCGATCTGGGCAATGGCGCGGCCATCCTGCTGCAGCAGACAGCCGTCCGGCTGATGATGTTCGGCAACGTCGGCGGCGGGGCTGTGTTCGCGCTGAAGCTGCTGGCCAAGGACGTTGGGTGCGTGCATCCGCGAGCCCAGGTGACAGCCAACGGCGTCTGTTACTTCGTGGACCCCAAGGGTATCTTCGCGTGCGACGGGTCCGGGCCGCCGGTCAACATCGGCGCCGATAAGGTCAACAAGTGGTTCCTCGCCAACTGTCCAGATCTGACGAAGGTCTATCTGAGTGCCGATCCGGCGAACACCATCGTCCGCATTCGGTATCGCTCGGCAAGCTGCAACTCGGATGTGACGTTCACCGACCTGCTCGACTACAACTACATTACCAGGGAGTTCATTCCCCACACCGAGAGCACCAACTGGCTGTTCCGCATGGCGACGCCCGGCTACACGCTGGACTCGATCAGCTCAGCCTATGGGGCGCTGGATAACTGGTCGCAGTACCCGCTGGACTCGGCGTTCTGGCAGGGCGGCAACAACCCTCGGTCGGCAGGCATTACGAGCGCCGGCAAGTTCGGGTTCTTCGACGGTCCAAGCGCTGCCGCGACGCTCGAAACCAACACCATCAGCGATAGCACATCCAACCTCATTAACTGGTGCGAGCCGCTAACTGACGACAGCGCGGTCACGGTACGGCTGGGTGTCAAGGCCAGGGTGTCCGACGACATCGAATGGAAGGATGCGGCTTCGCTCAAGAGCAGCGGTCGCGTTCCGGTGCGAGGCAGAGGGCGGTTCCAGCGGTATCGGGCCGTTCACGCCGCCGGCGCGACGTGGACGCATGACCTCGGGATCAACCCGCTCGACAACCGTCAGGCGGCACGACGATGAGCACGTTCGAGGGCGCCGTTCCCGGCATTCGAGCGAATAAGCTCAGCTCAACCAGCGTCACCGACATCGTTGCCGAAACGAACCGCTGTCTCGTCAAGAAGGTGTTCGCGACGGAAATTGCGAGCAGCACGGCCACGCTCACGCTCGAGGTCTACGATGGCACGACGAGCTACTACTTCGTCAAGGCCAAGGCGATGACGGCGCTTCAGACGCTGGTGTTCGAGGTCGACTTCCTCCTCAACCCCGGATGGAAGCTGAGGGCCACAGCAGGCACCGCCGACAAGATCGACATTATTGCCGTTCTGGCGGAACCGTCGCCGGCGTGATGCTTCGCCGCATGACGGTTTACGAGCTTGTCCGACACTGGGACGAGATCGAACCGCTGCTGGCACCGGCAGTGGCGACAGACACGCGCTCTATGGATGATGTGAAGGTCGACCTAATCACAGGCGACTTGTTCCCATTTGCGACGCCTCACGGGCTTGTCGTGGTGGCGCAGGGGCACGTCATCGGGACACAGGACACTGAGGCAATATGGGTGCTCTACGCCGCCGGCAAGAGCAGCCGCACGGAATACCGGGACATAGCCGAAGAGCTGGCGCAAACGGCGCAGTTCTCGGGATGCAGCGAGATCAGGATCGAGGGTCGCCGGGCGCACAAGTGGGCGCACGTTCTAGGCGGCTTTGAACACGTGAGCGGCGACGGTGACAGCGCCGTATATCGGAGACAACTAGATGGCTAAGGACTCAACCCGTAGTGGCAGGGGTGGCGTTACTCCGACGCCAACTCCGCTTGGCCCCTATTCATGGCAGGGCGCAACCACGCCCAAGACGTTCCAGCCCAAGGACTTCGGCACGCAGATATTCGGGGATGTAGCGTCTGCCTATAAGCAAGGGCCGCAGC